GATAGGTGCTCACACTCTCCGGCATAAGCAGAATGCCGCCATTGAGCTGCACCATAGAAATTAACTTTGCATCCTCCATCCCGCAGAGCTTGAACATTCCATCCGGAACGACGGCGTTGCCGTTCCGCTTGATGACTCTAAATTCCATAATATTTCTCCTTTACATTCCGCCCATCTGCATTTCTACAGATGGGGCTAAATTATAATCTTCTTCACGGCACGGGTTTTCTTCACCATAGAAGTCATACACGATATCATCCACTGCCTTGCGAACAGCCGGGTCCTGCGTGATTGTCCGAAACCGAAAGCCACTCGTTGCTTGAAACGGTAGTTCCTCACGGATGCAGTCCAGATATGCTTTGGCATCTGTAAACTGCTGCGCATCGCCATTGATAAAATGTATTCGGCCGACCAGTGGCTGATAGGCATGGTTGATCTTCTGCTCGTTCAAATCGTAGCACGATAAATACGCCTGATAATCTCCCTGCACGGGATTGCAGCGCAGGCAGTATTCGTAATGCTCCGTTTCTACGACGTAGCCGTAATTCTGCGCCCAGCCGCTCGGTATTTTGCCGCCGTTTTCATAGCAGAAGCGCCGCATGGAGGAGAGGTCTTTCAGAACCGTTTCCCGCAGCTTGTCCACGACCTGTTGGAGTTCCGCTTTGAACTCCGGCGTGTTAAGGCTCTCTTCGCCGCGCGGATGCCATGTGTGCCAAAATTCTTTGCCGCTTCCTCCGAAATCCATGCGGACGTGACCAATCGCGCCCATCTGCGCGTCCTGCTCCGATGTCTGGGCAAAGAAAGCACCCGCTTCCTCCGGCTGCGCTGGCCGAACACGGAATGCGGACGGATTAGTAGATGTCATCATTTTCGCCATCCTCATCCTCCGGCACATACAGTGCCAGCTTCGTGGTATCCGCCAGATGTGCACAGATGGCAAGAACGCCGGTCACGCCAATGATCACGCCAAGTGTGATTACAATTGCTTTTCTCATTTCAATCCTCCATTCTATAATGTCATTTCGTCTCTCTGCATCTGGGCACGCAGATCATCCAGAAGCTCCTGAGGCAAGCCCTCCTTGCGCACAACGAATCCACGGCTGCACGCTGCGCCGCTGTGCGCATCCAGAAACAGTTGACCGACCGTTTCATAGTCAACTGCATTGCATAACTGTTTTAACGTCGGCGCAACACCGCAATCCATCAGATACTTTCCGATGGACTGCGCACTGCTGCATCCGGGCAGAATGACGTAATCGTCCAGCCGCTCCGTCAACTGCAAAATGTTCTTTGTGCCAGAGATGCTGTTCGCATCCAGCATCCCAGCGAATTTGTCGCAGTCCACCTCCGACATATGCTCCAGCCGCTCTGCAAGCTGATTGATGCGCTCGACTTCGCCCTCTGCAGCAAGGTCTACGCCGCTCAAATGCAACCCTAAATTCATGACCTCGCTTGCCGCGCCCTGGATCGTGACTGTTTTGGACATAGATTTCAAGGTTTCCAGCGTTGCCGTCACGTCTGCTATTTCTGTCAGAGTTGTCGCGGGGAAGGAGAGAAGTACCTGCTTCCCATTTTCGCCCTGCCTTAAAAACAGCGTCACCATGTCATTCCCTCCATTTTTGCTTCCTGCTCCTGCTGATAGTTCTCTGCCGGATCGTCCTGCATCAGTTCCTCCAGCGTCAGTGTGCCGTGGTAGGAAACATAGCCGCGATCTACAAATACGCCGTCCTCCTGAAGCATCCGTTTTACGCCGTAATCGCCGTAGTTGTAGAAATCTTCAAGGTTCTCGTCATATTCGTAATGACCGGACTGTTGTATCATGTATTTTCCAAGTTCCTCCGGCGTGTGGACATTTGGCGCGAAATCAAATTGATCGAGGTTTTCTGCCAGCTGGCGGATATTGGCTGCACATGTTGGCTTCGCCATCTGGCAGACCGCGCCGAGCTTCACGAAATCCTGTTCCTTGAAATTTGAGCACATCTGACATAGCCGGTTCAGTTCAAAGAGCGACCCGTGTTCAACATCCAATGTGCAGTCGACCTCGTCCGGGAATCGGCTGTCTGAAACCAGCATCTGCATTTCGCCGCAGGATGGAATCCCGGCACGAAGCATCGCGCGTTCCAGCTTGATCTGGCTTGTTGGGAGCTGCACCCACTCCTGTTTCTTTGGATCATCTTCACCTGTGACTCGGATTTTCAGCTCCATGATACAGCTTTCTGCCATCCAGATTGGGGGCAGATGCTTGCGGTCATACGTCTGCTCCAGCTTGATGCCGTTGTCGTACACAACACCAAATTGCGTTACATACCCCGGCTGCCCGGAGATCAGCGCCAACGCCGTCTCCTTGCCGTCCAGATCTTCCAATTCTTTCGGATCACAGGCGCCGTGGACGGTCAGATAGTGCCGTTTGCCAACCAGCTCCAAATCATTAAAATCTGAAACGACCGTCACCTCTCTGGCGCAGAAGGAAAGATCGATCAGCTCGTCCGCTGCGGATAATCCGAATCGCTCCACCGCTGCATTAAATTGCAGCAGTTCATATCGGTCGAAGCTCTCCAACTGCTTTCCGAGCCAATCCAGTTCATCCACGTTTGCCATCGTGCCGGTCATTCTGAGCAGAGCAGGGCAGTTTGGTGCGTGAACATTGTCAATCAGGCAGTCCTGCACTCTGGCATCGCCGATCTGGCTTTTTTTCAACGCGAGAATTACCTGCTCGTATTGATCTTCCGGAATTGGAAACGTGATCGTGACCGGCGCAAGATGTGCGCTGATTCTGTTTTTCAGTGTTGCTTCAAACATGATTGTCACCCCGGTTCTCGATTTTTTGCACGTCCGTGAAATTACATTCGCCGTTGCTGCGATAGCAGATAAATGCTTGCCGCAAATATGGGCATTGCCCTTCGTGCGGATACCAGCTGCACTGGATAGTCGGCGGCGGGTCCGGGTGCGACGGCAAGGGCGGCTTGTGATTTTGTCTTCTCCAATAATCTTTTGTATGTTTCATTCTGATTCCTCCTGAAACGCAAAAAAGCCGGGACCTCTAAAAGAAATCCCGGCTCTTTGCAAAATATTATTACATTGTCTGCTCCCACTGCTGGTCAGGGGACTGCCGCATATCCTGAAATACATCCAGATATTCGGATACCGCATCAGACAGGATTTTATAGTCCTGCCGTGTGGGGTGATATACATACCAGTCCACTTTTCCATAGTCATCCCAAATGTGCGGGTCAACGCCATTTCGGAAGTTGAGGTTGGAAGTTGCCTTTGTCCCCAGCAGATCCGAAAAGTGAAGGCGCAGGGTATCCACCTGTCCTTCACTGCGGTTCAGGATCGTCATCTGCAGGGCGTTGTACTGATTGGCGACGATCCCGGTGACAAATTGGATCTTTGCCCGGTTCATATCGCTTAGACGCACATAGCAGGCTCTGCCCACATAGGTGGCATCCGGATATTGTTCTCCGACAATCTTCCGAAGCTCCTGTTCGTAAAATGTCATAGTTTTTCCTCCCTGAACGCAAAAGCCGAAGCTTCTGAAAAGAAAACCCGGCTCTCTGCGAAATATTACATTGTCTGCTCCATTGTGGGGTGTTGATTCCGTTCCTGCTGTGGCAGAAGCAGCTCGATCTGCTCCTGTACGCTGCGGAGCTGCTTTTCTTCGGCATAGGAAAGTGTCGCGTCGGCTTCCAGCGCAAACTCGCAAGCATTTTTGATTACGGCAAGCTGTTCGTCCGAGAAAAGGCGTTGGCTTTCCACAAGACCGGCGCGGACGGCAAAGTCCTGCTTTGCCGCTTCATAGTTTTCCATGAAATAATGCCCTGCGTGAACGCCTTGCCGGTCAAAGTCCCATTCCCACGTCACGAACTTCGTGCCTGTTTTGCAGCAACGCCCCGCCAGCACCACATCACCGAAATCCGCAAGGATCTTATAGTCTTCATCTAAGCCGACAGCTTTTAACGTGGGTGTCCGTTCCAGCATCCGAAGATATTCCTTTGTCTGCGCTGCAGTCTGCACCACTGTTCTGAGCTGCCTGTCTGTCTCTGCGTCTCGAATATCATCTGGACAGAACCGGACAGCACCATTCTGATCTACTGCGCAGAGAGGTTTCCCATTCCATTTAACGTGGAGCAGACCATCTTTCAGAAGCTCTGTGTCCAGCTCCTTACGCAGGAGCTCTTGTTCTACCTCCTGCAGGAATTTCTCTTTCTGTGATATGATTTCCTCGCTCATTTTTAACCTCCAATCTTGGCGCCCTATTTGATTTTTCGGGCAAACGAAAAGGGCGCTGGACTTGGTTCGTGAAAACCAACAATCCAGCGCCCATAACTTTGTGAAAGATTTTCCTTTATTTTTTCCAGAATTTCGCTGCAGCAGCCCTCTGAAAAAGGGCGCTGCAGGTAAGATTCCGCTTGAATATGGAAAAGCAGAGGTTCAAACCCCGTTTGAACCTCTGCAGCGTTTCCATTGAGCCATCGAATACTTTGAAAATTTTCGAGCATAAAAAGTCCCGAACACCTTGAAATCACTGGGCTTTTCGCCCATTGATCCAAAGTGTTCGGATGACTTGGTGGAGACTAATGGACTCGAACCATCGACCTCCTGCGTGTGAAGTAGACCTTCTGAAATTTCCTAAACTTTTTAAGCATGTTTTCAGACGTTTTTAGACGTTTTCAAATTGGATATCAAATCTCAGACGTTTTCAGATTTTTTCAGATTTTTTCGGTTACTAACAAATAGCTAACACGGTTACTAACACTAGACACGTTTTATCTTCTGCATAACAGAGTTATAAACCTTGCTGTTTACCATCGCAAGTGTATCCATGAGTTCATCAACGACCGTCCAAGCCTTTGCCGGGTCTTTCCCGGCTACCGCAAGCAAAAACTCGCTGTCCCCGTACTCGCCCACGGTAGCCGGTTCTGCGGTCACAGGGGCGGGAGCGCCAGAGTAGTAACCCACAAACTTATCCCTGGCATTCTCCGCCCCCTGCATCTTGTCGCGTATCACATATAGGTTCGCCAGTTTGGCATAATTGGGATAGCTGGATTCTTCGTATTCCAGCCGTGCTATTTCCTTTCGGATTTCGGCTTCATCCAGCATGTCTTTCCCTCCTTATGCTCTGTCAATCTGCTCCATGCAGCGCCGGATAGCATCGCGCGTCTTATCATCGTCCGCGTCGCGCATCATGTCTTCCAGCGTCGAGCGCATATGTTCCCGAGCATCTGTCCGGCTGTATCTCCCCATAGAATCGCGATGCCTGCCACGGTAGGAGCTGCCCCGACCATACGTGCCGCGCATATCGGCTTCCCACTCGCCGTCGCGGGAATAGCCTCCGTCCTCAAGCATTTCGATTTTATAAGTGTTCTTGATGGAGCTTGTCAGTTTCTGGATTGCGTCCAAGTCACCGGCGGACATTTCGCGCTTGTCTGCGATTTCGTCAAGCTCTTTGCAGAGCATTTCCCGAAGATTTCTTAAATCATACATATTTCTTCCTCCCTTCACGATACGCGCTCGATGATCATATTGCTATTTGCAAAGCTGATCGCCTGTGCGCTGGTGTTCTTTGCTGCTACAGTCAGGCAGCAGCCGCGCGGAACTTCCACGAATGCAGGAACGTAGATGTTGAAATAATTCTCAACAGCCGCAGGGGTTACGGTCGCTGTAGCACTGTTCAAAGCCTCCCCGTTAATGGCAAGCGCAGCGGTGATAGCTCCGACTGTTCCGCCTGTAGGCACGGCGATATTCGCGCCAAAAGATACGCGGAACTTCGCCTTACACTGCTGCGTAAGCCCACGAAGCGTAACAAGTCCGCTTCCGTCACGGTGGACGATACACGGTTTGCCACAAGCCGACGTGGAAATTAGAGGGACGTTCTGCCCAGCGGCGACAGTTTGAATCCCGGATGATGTAAATTCAGCCATAAAATCATTCCTTTCTGCCTCGAATTCGAGGCAATTAAAATAGCGGCGGGAAGATTGCCCCGCCGCGTTGATCGAGTATCGGCAAGGAACCGATCATTTCCGTGACCTCACGAAAAAGCTCTACGTTATGGAGTTAAGCGCAGTTGCCGCAGCCGGTGTTATAGCCGCAGCCCTGATTGTAGCCGGTGTAGCAACAATTCGGATTCTGCACGATGTAAGCCGGTCTCGCGGGCGGATTGTAGTATGCAAACTGACCGCTCACATAGTTCCGCAGATCAAGCGTCTGCGCGTTCTGGCTAGCCGCCAGCTGCGCCGCAAAGAGCTGCTGGTTCTGCTCGGCAATCTTCGCGTCCTTTGCAGCCAGTTCCTGCGCCGTCAATCTCTGGTCAATGCTGCGGAAGCCGCAGTTCATTGCGTCGATGATGTCGCGCGTGGTGTTCTGCACGGTGTTGCGAGTGTCGCATGCCTGTGTCGCCATGTCGTAGCGCACCTGGGCGATTGCAGCGCGGTTTTCACAGCAGCACTCCTGTGCCTGCATCGCCATGTTGTTCAGCTGCTGCATAAGCGCGGCCTGCTGATTGCAGCGGGAAAGTTCAGCGTTCGAGAAGCCGGAAGTCACAGCCTGCGTTACACCGGCAAAGCCGTTAAGCATCCCCGTGTTCATCGCATAGAAGCCGTCGCAGACACCATTGTTCACGCTGTCAATTTTTCTTTCGATGTTCGAGAAGTCAGATGCCAGAACATAGCCGTCAACAACGCCGCCGTTCCCTCCACGATTGCCAAAGCCGTTTCCGTTACCCCAGCCGCCGAACGCGGCGAAGATGAGGAACAGCACGATCCACCATGCGCCGTCACCGCCCCAGCCAAAGCCGTTGCCGTTGCTTGAATTTACGGGCGCAACAGGCATAGTGGCCTGAACGCCGCCGTCGGAAAGAGACATATCAATCTCTCCTTTCAATAAAAATTTTATTATACAAATCTGCGCAGATGTTGTATCTAGAAAATATGTGTGCTATAATTAAAACAAACAAATCCACCAAGCGAAAGAGAGGCGATTATATGTGGATGTCAGTAGCTGGATATGAGGGGCTTTACGAGGTAAGCGATTTCGGAGAAGTAAAAAGCCTAAACTATAATCACACCGGCAAAGAAAAGGTTTTAGCAAAAAAACACCATCGGTCAGGATATGATACCGTCACGCTCTGCAAGAACTCAGAAAATAAAAACAAATCTATACATATTCTTGTTGCACAAGCGTTTGTAGATAACCCACAAGGAAAGCCGCAAGTAAACCACAAAGATGGGAACAAGCGTAACAATTGCGCAGAAAATCTTGAATGGGTAACTGCATCGGAAAACATCAAGCATAGTTTTTACGCTCTCGGAAAACAATCGGTAAATAAAGGTAGGATCGGGAAGTTGCACTATGCAGCAAAACCAATATACCAATATTCTCTCGACGGGAAATTTGTTAAGGCGTGGGATTGCGTTTCAGACGCTGCGCGCGAGATTGGGTGCAATCCTTGCCAGATACTAAATAACACAAAAGGGAGAAACAGAACTTGTCACGGCTATATGTGGAGATACGAAAAGTCCGACAGCATAGACACCGAGCCTGCAATCAGTCGGAAAACCCACAAAAAAGCAGGCTTATAGCAATCCACTACCCCAATAGCTGCTGAAACTGTCCAGCCATCTGCTGTAGCTGATTCAACTGCTGCTGCGAGATTTTCCCAGACTGCACCAGCTTTTCAACCTCCGCCCTCGGGTCTCCCTGAAAGCTCTGCTTGAACTGCTGAAACTGCCGCACCATATTTTGAAACTGCCCCATAGCCCCGGGCATCTGCCCGCCGCCGAGTGCATTAAACAGTGGGTTCATTGTCTGCCTCCTTCACCTTTCTAACGGGCTTGACGCTCAGAGCCGCCACCTTTGCCGCCAGTTCGTCAAAGTCCTTACGGGTCACGTATTCCACCGTGGGCACTGTTTGCGGCGCCGTTGGGCTCACGGGGGCTGTAGAACGCTCTACGAGGTCATACGTTGTCATTGCTGGTTTACCGCTTGCGTCGGCTTTCTTCACATACACAACCGGCGCATTCATATCCCAGAGCGTGACGGCGTTATTCGGCGCGACAATAAATTCGTTTGCCGCCTGTTCGTTCGGAACCCAGATGATAGACTGTCCCCCGCTCGGTTGCTGTGACTGAGGTTGCGGAGTCGGATACTGCATCGACGGCGCAGGCTGATACTGTGGACGCATCATTGGTTCCTGCATCATGGGCGGTTGATTGTAAATCGGCTGCTGATACACATAAGGCTGTTGTCCGAACATCATTTATCCTCCTTTTCCCAGTAGAACAGTGGGATTTCGTTCCCGGAGTTCCATGTATCAAAAATTGTCCCGTCCTCCACACAAACGACGTGGCTTGATAGAGCGAGTACATACACACCGCGCGGATGGTCTCTTGCGAATTCCTCGACCGTATAGCAGTCCGGGCATGTGTTCGGCACAACGTTCCGGGTGAACCCCTGCTGCCGGAGGTACGCGCCCCAGACACTGTTTGCCGACGGCATGTCACCCATTTTCAGCCCCTGTAGGCAAAGCCCGACGTATGTTTCATCCCAGCTCTTGCCCGTCGCCTTTGAGATCGCCCGAACGGTACAGTCTCCGACTTGTTTCCCTTCCGGGTTTGGATTGAAATAAGAAAAGCCCATGCCGAACACTCCTTTGATGTGTCCAGTATGGGCTTTTTCGTATTTTCGTGTGCCTCAGTTGTGCATCACTTAGCTATACAGTTTGCTCGACGTGTCTCTCATGCGCTGCATAATCCCAGGAAGGCGTCTTTGCACCGTCGCCCTGCCAAGATACAATTCTGTTGCAACGTCCACCTGTGGAAGCTTATCCACAAAGTAGAGCTGCGCAATCTTTTCATCTTCCCGCCCGAGATTTGCCTGATAGATAACGGATTCCATATCCTTTCGCAAGAGACCACCGAGCTCCGGCGGTAATTTGCATCTGGCTTGTGGAGCCATAGCCCCGCCCCCTTACTTCATCGCTTTTGCAAGCTTTTTGAGAAGATCGTCGCCGTACTTGTAGGCGGCGAGATAATCAATCGTGCCGTCGGTCAATCCGGCTTTCTGCCGGATGGTCTTCTTTGCCTCCTCAACGGCTTCATCGACCTTCACAGTGTCATATTCCACCCACGGGAGCTTTCCGTGCTTCTGCCACTTGCGGGCGTGATATCCTGCTTTCGTGCCGATGTTCTGGACGGCGGTGATCTGTACGCCGTTGTCCCAGATCGGGGTGCATTCGACCGCCAGACCGTCCCCGATGTACATACCCCAGTGACCGGGCATCCAGAGACCTTCGCCGGGAATCAGCTTGTCCCAGCCGGTCGTAGACACGTCCTTGCACTTTGCGATCATGCCGTCAGCGGAGACGTCCGGCACGCTGTTTGAGGCATACCTTGCACCGCCGTAGTAGGCGTTTTTGTTGCCGTTCCAGCCCCAGAGAATGCCCTTTGTCAGGTTCACGCAGTCAAAGCCATAGACAACTTTTCCGATGAGGCTGCGCAGATATGTGACTCTGCCGCCGGTGTACCAGTCCGGGTACTGTGCGGATTTCTCGTCAATGATCGTTTCGCTCACGGGGGAGCCAAAGCAGCCCCACATGTAGACGGTCTTGTAGTTCTTCGCAACGTCAATGTGCCTGCGCACAAGCTCGGATGCTTTCATCATTTCTGTTCGCCCTCCTGCGGCGTACCCGCACTGTCGAGCACATCCTGCGTCTTCTGGGACTGGGTCCCGAAATAAAACGCAATGATGACCGCATAAATGGTCATAAAGTCCTGCGAGATTTTGCCCACGACTGCCATGTAGGCGAACACGCAAGTCAGAATCATCGTGACCAGGCTCTTGACGCTGAGCAGGTTGCCCAGCCGCTTTTTGATATTATCCATATGTACCCCTTTCATTCTACCGGTTCATTTGGTTTTGCAAATACTCTCTTGCACAGCAGGAGCAGCAGCTCCCCTCCGAACGCCGCTGCCGCGAAGATCAGCACGTCGGAGAGGTCGGCGGGATGGTCTGTGAAGATGGCAAGCGTTTTGATGATGACCGCCCACGCGAGCGTAAGCGTCAGGGCGTAAATGCAGTAGTAGACCAGCTCCCTCGCCATGCGCCCCTTTGTCTTCCGCTGCGGCTTTTTCTGCCCGTCCGCCATACTCTAGCCTCCAAGCCCCGCCAGAGCCAGCGCGTAGCCTACCAGCCCCGCGACGATCGCTGTCACGGCTGCCTTGATAAGCCCCTCCCATCGGCTCGCCGGGACGCTCTGGAGGCGTTTGACGGCAGTGTCCATGCTGTCAACTTTGCTGCTCATGGTCTTCATCTGCTCTGCCATGACCGCGACGGACGTTGATAAGTCCAGCAAAGCTTTGTTATCGGTTTCCAAATCTCCGATGCGCCGCTCATTTCCCTTCGCAAGCTTTTCAACGGCAGTGATTCTGTGTTCCATTTCTACTTCATTCATGCATGCTCCTTCCCTGCCATTGGCAGTCCGTTATTCCTCAACTTCCCAATCCTGTGGAAAATCCTTCGGGCTGAAATTGGTATCTCTCTTTGCCTTGCACGCCTTGCCCTCGAAGATGCACCACTCGCCGCCGTGGTAGATGTCGACCGTACCCGCCTGCGGCTGAATAAACTCCCGCGCAGTTTCCCTTGTCGTGCCGTGGAGCGGCTTATTGAACGTGTACCACGCAGCGTTTCCGGGCGCGATGTCCGGATGGACGGCGTTGTCGTAGCTCTGGTAGACTTTCCACGGGTCGCCTCCCACGGTGAAGATCTCATCGACCGTGTGTTTCCCGGGCTTCCACTCGTCCCAGAGCGCCGAGCATTTAATAATCTCGTCTGCCGTCTCGGGCTTTTTCTCGCTCATGAGCAGCTTCACCGCAAACGCCGTGGACGTGTTCAGATCGTAGGTCACAGGCGTCACCACGACCGGCTGCGGGGTCGGCAGCGGGATATTCGTCAGTAGCCAGCTGCCGTCTTTGATGTCCTGCCGCAGAAAGTTGCCCGGTGTGTAGACGCGCAGCTCGAAGCCGTTGTCCGCAAAGACCGTGATCGCTCCGGTAAGCTCCGAAAGCTCCGAAAGAGAATCGCCCGTAAACCGGACCGAGCCGGATGTGCTGTATACCCGGACGTTCGCGTAGGTTTGATTATTATGTGTGATGTACATAGATAGTCTCCTGAATCAATTTTCCGTGATGGTGCAGGTCGGTGTCCACACAACGTTGCCGTTTCCGTCATGTGTTTTCTTTTGTTCGAATAAAATGCGTGTGTTTGTTGTGGCTACAAATTTGTAAGTACCTTCTTTTTCGTTTGATACAGTTACACCATTCAAAATAACATTGCCGTGGCTGTTTCGTGCCTTATATGATATGGTGATCGGAACTTTACTTCCAGCATGAAACGTTAGTGCTGTAGTATCCGTTAGTTTTTCGCCGTTAACTACGGCATACATGGAATAGGTACTGCTGTAAGAAACAGGGGCGCTCAGAATTACCGTGAATTTGCTGGGAAGTCCCCTTCGTAAAAACATTCCCATGATGCACCCCCTAGAAGCAGAAGCAGAAGGGCACGCCAAGCGCAGCGCCGCCCCGGATAGTTCCCTTAGTGCCGGCGGATGATACGAAGATAAAATTTGTGGTGCCGTTTATAGACGGGGAACGTGTCCACCATCTGGATTCCGCGCCGTCTAGCATTTTTATTTTGCTTCCGTTTTCTTTGTAATACTGATATTGTTTACCTTCGCCTGGCGCGGAAGAATCAACATCACCAAACACTTCCACATCGCTTGGAAAAAACAGTTTGTCTGCCGTTGTTACGATGGTGGTGCTTTTGTTGCCCGCAGATGTCAGTTTATTCACATTCTGGATGCCGTTTCGCACTTCCAGCGGCAATTGAACCAAGATGGCAGGAAGATGTGTCTGCCGCATGGCGCAGCCTTCCCAACCGTTTCTGTTTGTGTTGCTGCCCTCCATTTCGTTTTTTCCGTAGCAGTCGTGCAGCTGGAAGGTAAACGGGGCTTTGCCGAAGCCGTCGGAATAGTCGTCGTGATTGATACCAATAATGTCGACAAGATAATCCACAGCATTGATCGTCATCGCCTTCTGATCTCCAACCTTCCACGATGGGGGGACGATCTTTTTCTGGCAGACTTCTATAATCTGTTCCCACGTGTTGTCTGCAAGATTATCTGAATAGTTGCCACGGATTCCGGTGAACCATCTAGGACTGCGCCCACTCATCCGAACACCACCACCTTCACCGGAATATTTATCTCGGGCGCTTTGCCGATGCACTGTGCGGTCAGACTGTTCGCGCCTGTCACGTAGTTGTGAATGAGCGCGAAGCCCTCCAAAAGCGCCGCGTCAGCGTCCGGGTCAGTCCCTGAAAGCGCCACGTCCCACTGCGGGTCGACATCGTAGGACGCTTTCAGTCCCGTGATCACGATCGTCTGCGCTTGGTAGCCGTGTGCATCCGCAGCCCAGCCCGAGGCAAGCAGCGTGCCGGTGTACTGTGTCGGTCCGCTTCCGCTTCCCAGAGCTTTGCCTACCGCCTCGTCAATCTGCGCGCCGGTATATGCGCTGTTGTATGCCATACTCTCACTCCTTCATACAGAGGAATTCTTCCCCGTCTGCCGTCAGCATGGTATCTGTCTCGCCAGATGGAATAAGCCCCCAATTATCGTTCCAGCTGCCATCCATCGCCTGTGCAAACAGGGAAATCCGGTACTCACCATCGCCGGAGAGAAGGAAATCGTCATAGACCTCGAATGTTCGCTGCGTCCCCGCCGGGGTCTGGGAGAAGGACGCAATCAGCGTCCCTTTCCCGCGACCCCAGTCTGCCCCGGCTTTCGTCGCGCGGCACTCAAACGCCTGATACGCAACGTCCGAGGAGAACGAAACGGTGATCGAATCGAAGCCCGAGACTGCCGAAATCTTATTCCCCGAGATGGAGAATGTCAGCCCCGGCGCGCTCATTACGCCACGCTCCACGTACCGGCGGCGTTCTTCACAAAGACCTTGATGATCTTCGTGCCGTCGCCGGAGGATGCTGTCGCAAGATCGGCGCCTTTGATGGTGACATCAATCGCCGTGGCCTTCTTGTAGCCGCCCTTACTGCCGGAAGTGTTTATGGAACCGCCAGTGTTCGGGATCTGCGTACCGGCGTCGTGGAGACTGCTAGTGCTCGGCACAACACGCACCGTGTATTCCTCGAAGTCCACGTCGCAGGTGAAGGAGAACGCGCAGGTGTCGAAGCCGGAGACTTTGGAGATTCTGGTCTTGTCTGGGCCAGTGATCGTGACCACCGGAACCGCAGTGTTGACCGTGATAGACGCTGTGACTGCGGCCGTTTCGTTGCCGACGTCATCCCGCACCTTGATATGTACGGTTTTCAGTCCATCGCCGTCCGTCAGGGCGATAGACTTGCTGGCCGCGAAGGTCTCCCACGATGCGTCCGTTTCCGTTGTAGCCGCCTTGATGCCCCAGAGTTTCATCTGGTAGCCGGTCTTAGTTTCATCCGTCAGCGTGATCGTTGCGGTGACGGTGTTGCTGGTTGCATACGTCGCGCCGCCGTTGAGCTTCAGTGTCAACCCAGACGGTGCAAGCGTATCAAGAATTAGATTGAAAAAACTTGCCATGTGTTAAGCCCCTTTCGTTTCACTCAGTTCAATGTATAAAAATCCGCCTGGGCGGGTATAGATAACCTCTTCGCCGACGCAGACGGTCTTCACGCCCATCTCGCCAACAAATAATTCCTTGATCTGTTCTTCGCCGATTGTAATCACGCCGTCACCCCCGTATCAGATACAGCGTCTTCTTGTCCTTCGCCGCCAGCGCGTCATATTCTGCACGGTCAATCGTCACAATCCGGTTGATGTCCGCCGAATACACATTCCCGCTGCCGCCGCCGGTGTAGACCACCTTCGCAGGGTCGACTTCCATTTCAACCTTCGGCTGCACGACCTGCATTTCAAGCATAGCCAGCCTCCTTCAAAAACTCGTCGACCTCCTGTTGGACCTTCCGCACGGTAATCTTGTTACCGTTTTCGTCCGTAAACGCCATCTGTAACCACACGTTGCCGGGGCGTAGCTTCATTGCGTCCTCATACGGAATCAGGACCGTGCAGTGCGTTTCGTCGACAACCTCCGGCGTATACTCGAACGTGTGGCACGACTGCTTCACGTAGAACTCGAGATTTACCGCTTTCGTCAAGTCAACTTCTCCGTTCAGATGCACAGAAAGCCGGTTTTCAATCTTCTGAAACAATCAATCACCCCCAGCCTGCGCTTCAAAAACATCCAGCTCGTTCTTCGCCTTGATAAACGTCGTCGTGTCGTCCGACAGGGAAATCGTTGGCAGAAGCTTCGATGCGTATGTGTAGTCGTAATACACGGTTCCAAAAGTAGCCGCAGCAACCGCCAGAGCGCCCTTCAACGCAACGCCGTACATCGTCAGACCGGACGGAAGTGTAATTTCGGTGAACCCCTCGTCTGGCATAGCACTTGTGTATAAGTGGTTTTGGTTCGCGACAATAAGCATGTTTTCGCTGGCAGCCATGTTACACACATACTGGTATTTCGTTGCTCTATTCTTCCCAAGCCCGGAAGACGCCCACGTAGTGAGGTTTGCGCTCGAAAAAACTTCAATCTGGTCGGTTGTATCGCCGCCCATGACTGCTGCGTAATATTTCCCATTGAAATATGTAACCTTAGTGACGCCGTTTGGTACGTAAGTTGAAATCTTTGCTGCGTTGAAAACAGTTTCTTCCGAAAAGGCGAACAGTGCCACATCATCGCACCATTTAACGTCAATCCTTATGCGTGTGCTTGAACCTCCTGTTTGCCCTGCGCTGAAGAGAAACCATTTCCCGTTTGCACAACCGAATGAGCAGTTCGAGTCTATGCTCATCGAGCTAACGCTGCTTACAGTTTGCTCCACCCATCCGCTGGAAACTGTTGGGTCTTCTGTGTAGAAAACACGGAGGTCAGTGTAGTAACCTTGTGTGTCTGGCTTTACGCCCAACGAAACGGCGAATCTGCCACTGTAGTTGCCGCACCCGACAAGGTACGTAATCTTACCGGTATAATCTGTCGCTGGGCTTGGCAGTGCATAATGAGTCCACTCCGAAGCCCCAGCCCGTGCCAAAACGACCTTTATGTTTGCTGATTCCGTTCCATACGAAACCAAGCAGTAGTTTTCATCCGCTGTTACATCGATCTTTTTAACGTTTGCAGAAATTGTCTTTTCAACCGTCCACTCGCCATCGATCGTAGGCGCACTCAGAATCCAGAGCGTTGTCGACGCATTTGCAGCCGCGATAATCCATCTACCATCAAAATAGACGGGGCTTGAAGTTTTCGCGACGCTGTAAGAAGTCGGGAACGCATTGGTGGACCATGTGACTGCTTCCGTAGTATTTCTCAGCAGTTGGCAGAGCTGCGGATAATTTCCATATGTGACAGCGCTACCGTCGCATTTCAGCCATGCATCCCCCAAACTCTGCGCCGGGGAGGTCCGGATGGTTCCGATGGGAGTAATCCGGTCAACCATGTGCCGCAGGGCGTCGTCTACAAACGGATTTGCCAGCGGGAGCTTCAAAAACTGCGCTGTGGAGTCTTGCAGCATCGTCCGCTTATTAAACGGCGTGCCGGTATCGTCCGGTTCGTCCGCCCGCGTCATGTCGTAAATATTTTCCTGCCCAGCGACGGGTAAGAGCCTCACCCGCCCCGGGTGCTTCGGGCTTCTATCCTGCATAAATACCCTCCATATCTCCCGCGTATAATTCCGCGTCTGCATAAATCCAGCCGACTTCCCGGCTCTCTAGCACATCGTCAACCGCGAGAATCGTTTTTTCAATGTTGTTTGCGCCCTCCCAATCTAGGTCGTTGATTTTTGCCGGAGGGCGCGGGGCAGAATTGACAACTGCGTCGTATACGGCGTTCGCGGATTCGATATAAGCGTCCATAACGGCTTTGTCGGGGATTTCGTTAAGAACGTAATCTTCCCGTACCTCTGCCGGAACGTCGATGTCGTGTGTTCTGAGCCGGTCACGGATCGTGATAAGTGCAGTTCCAACACGATTCAGGTCGGACGCCTTATAAGAGCCTTTCAAGCCAGCTTTAAAGTCCGCCTTTTCCTGTTCGGTGAAGTTCGCCCAAGCCTTCTTGTACAAAGATTCTGCGTAAGAAGCGTCAGCCTGCGTCCGGTCGGTGATTAAGGTTTTCATAATTCTCATGCAGAAGCCCCCGTTCCGACGATTTCGCAATCAGCCGCCGCGATGCCGCTCAGTTTAATGGTCATGCTCGTTATCGTCCCGGTGATCTGGTCTTCCCACGGTGTCGTGGTCGTCACATAATCGCCCGGCATTTCCTTGTCCATGACAATTTTCACGCCGTGCGTCTGGCGGCGCATGTAGTAGTCGAAGACATGCTGCGTCACAGCCGCAACGTTCGATGCGTTGACAAGCGTCGCGTCCTTGACCTCTATGACATTCGGCTTCGTGGACGCCGTGACGTTCGGGTTCGATTTCGTCGTGACTGCCGTCGTGTGGTGGTAGGTCTTCCCGCCGACCTCAACCGTATCGCTGCCGCTGCCGGACGTGCTGTACGTGTGCGCCGTCACGCGGACCTCTGTCACAATGGCGGACGTACTAACGTCACCGCCTGTATAGAGACGGTTCAGCGGAATTTCCGCCGGGTCGGTCTCCGAGAGCCGCCATACCTTGACGTTCCCGGAACCGCTGGTATCCACAACCGCCCGCAGTGCAAATGCGACCTGCTGCAATGCCTCGCGGCGTGTGCAGTCTGCGATGTATCCGGTAAGCTTCTCGCTTTGCAGATCTCCCGAAAGTTCCAGATCAAAATGACCGCCGAGGATGCTTTCAAGCACCGTCTTTGCGTTGGCGTTCGTGTAGATCGCCGCCGCAAACGGGTCTTCGTCCAGAATACCCAGTGCATCAATGCAGGAAACGTTATAGACGTTCTTGCTCACGCGGGTCGATTCATCGATATAGAATGTGCCGATTTTCGTCTTTCCGTTGTACGCATAGACCGGCTGTTTTTCCTGAAAGATGTAATCGATGTCTTCTTCACTGTCTAACGTGAAATCCAGTGTGTTTATTGCCAGCTCGTCGGATATGATGCTCAGTTCTTCGGTCGCCTCGACGCTTCGAAGCTCCTGCCGCTCAAACTCTCGCACCAAGCCAAACAGAATCAGCGAGATTTTAATGGGTCTATCTGGAAGATTTGTCTTGTTGAACTGAATCGTAACCTTGTTGTATAGCTCCACGGTCTTCTCGCAGAAGTAATTGCCGCTGTTCGGGAAGAACTGCTGCGTTGCCAGCTGCGTTGTTCCGTTGTACCACGTCAGATTCAGGTCACTGCAATAATCGCCCGTTTCGCCGTCGAACTTGAAATAGATTCCAAGAGAGGTAAACTGCCCATCCAGCGTAATGGTGATCGTCGGCGGGGTCGTAAACGTGCAGTCGTCCCCGCTCCGAGTCGTGGACCAGAAGCCAACCGGATCAGTTTTCGGCTTGACCTTCCGCGTGCCGTTCAATACCCACTGGTTCTGTTCCGTCGTTACAATCGGTCCTTCCAACGCCCCGAAGGGCAGAAGCGAGGTTTTTGAGATACCCATAGCCTCGCTTGTCTCCACGCTCGAAGCCGCCGCAGAGCCGACAGCAACGTCTTCATATACGACTTTCACGCTCATGCCGGTGTCCTCTTCGGCTTCATCGCCACAAAATTAAATGTCAGGTTGCCCCATTCATTCCGCTGCCCGTAAGATGTCAGCAGCTCGTCGTCGCCGTTCGCGACGTATGCATCAAAAGTAAGCACCGACTGCGCGTATGGGACAGTCAGTACATGACTATCAACCGGCGCGGAAATTGCTTCATAGAACCTGTCGTATTCCGCCGGGTCAGTTCCAACCGGGTCAAGTTCCACGCTGTAGTTGTAAAACGTGCCGATGATGTCGCGCACCATCGCACCAGTCATTACGCGCCCGGCATTATCTCCGTCCAAAACCGCGAAAGAGCGTTTCAGACTGGTTACATGCAGGTTCGGATACGCCGTGCCGTCGAGGGTCAAAACACTTGTCATGCCTTCACCCCCGCCAGCCTTACGCCTACACGCTGCGTTTCTTCGTTGTTCGCCTTATAAACAGCCCGCGCAAATTCTCTGCCGTTGAGCTGCAAGATGATCGTCTGCGACCGTCCGCCGGATTCGTTCATAGCCTGTTTGAATGCCTGCACCATTGTCTCAAGCGGCGTTTCGATGTTCGTTCCGCTCTTCTGGTCGCCAAGCACCGCCATAAACTCCCGGTTCGGCGGGATGACAGCGCCTTCTGCCAGCCTCGGAAGCGCAACCTGACTGACAAGCGGAATGCTGATGCCGAAGGACTTGCCGCCGATGATGGGAACCCAGTCTGGAATCTCAACGTGGATGGTATTCAAAGCGGAAATCAGAAGGTTGACACCGTCGATAATGAAGTTGATTGCCGCCTCGATGATGGCAACAATGTTGTTCCAGATACCCTTGAATATCTCTGTGACACCTTCCCATGCTTTCGTCCAGTCTCCGGTAAATACACCAACAATGAAGTCAATGACACCCTTCAAGATGTCCTTGATGTTTTTGTATACATCTGAGACATATTTCCCATATGTTTGGAATATTGATGCAAGCAGTGGGTTCTTGGATTGCAGCCATGTGATAAACATGTTCCACGCATCCTTGATGGAGTTCACAATGGCGTTCCAAGTCTGCTTCATTCCTTCCCATATCTGCTTAATACCTTCTACGGCAAGCTTCATGTCTCCGGTGAATACGCCCTTGAAGAACTTCCCGAAGCCGTCTATAATATTCTTCAAGCCTTGAATCAGTTCTTCCCCATGTCCGGTGAAGGACACAAGCGCAACCAGCGCGGCAAGGAAACCTGCAATCAGAAGTGGAATCCAGCTACCCGTCAGAAGCGAAATGCCGATACCGGCGGCAAGCAGCCCTGCGATGATCGTAAGCGTATTCACCAAATTAAAGCCGTTTTCGATAACGTCTTTGATACCGACAACCAGCATGGCAAGACCGCCTACAACGAGCGCAATTCCTGCCGCGATTGGTCCGAAGGCGATTGCAAGTCCAACTGCAAGCGCGGCAAGGCCTGCCAACATCCCGAGGAAGTTTTGTAAATCAATGCCGTTATTCCAAGCATCCAGCCAGAAGTATACAAGCGCAAACGCACCGGCAACAGCAAGGGCGATACCCCAAATCTTGCTCAGGTCGTTCGTGAACAAGCTCGCGATTTTCCACGCAAGAAGCCCGGCGGCGATAGCGCCTACCAAGCCGAGAATGTCGTGGAGCTTGTCCTCTGCCATGTCGAGGTTCGAAAAGTCCGGCGCAATCTCCGTTGATGCCGCGCCGCCAGCACCACCACCTGCCGCAGAAGCAGAATTATCGGTTAGCTGGTTGATCTCGTCAAAGCTTGCCATGCTCTTGCTTGCATCCTCTGCTGCTGAGCCGACACCCTCTAAAGCCTTTTGTTCTTCGTTTAGTCCTTGCGCAGCGGATTTCTGCGCGGACCAACTTTTGCCAGAAAGCATGCCGAAGAACTTTGCAATCGCCGTGACTACCTGTGTGAGGATATTCACCAGCTTTACAAATACCGGTATCACCACTTGCAAAATTGGCTGCGCGAGTGTCAAAAACGCCGCCTTGAGCCGCGCAACCGCCGCGCGCGCTTCCTCGTTCTGCATAATGGTCTTCCCAAGCCATGTTCTAAGACTTTGCAGTGCTCGAGTAATCAGAGAGAACACAAGAACGCGCTTAAAAAGCCCGGAAACACGCTTGCTGAACGTGTTCATGCTGTCGGAAACTTTCTTTGCGGCCAGCTCCATTCGAGCAGAAGCGTCACTCGCGCCAGTGATTTCTTTTGTCAGTTCGGCTGCGCGCTGCTTTGCGGTGTCCAGCGCCGCTGATTGCTCGTTTACCTTGTCGGTAATGCGGGCATATTTATTATCAAGGCTCTCAACGTCCTTGTCCTGCTGCCGCAGAAGCGCTTCCTGCTCTTTGATCTGTGCCGCAACTTCTGCCTGACGGCTGTAAGCCGAAATATACGCGTCCGGGGAGGCGGGCACTTCGCCGGAAGTGATCTGACGCAGGCGTTCAGCTTCAGATCGAAGGGACTTGATCGCGGTTTCCGTCTGCCTCGCGGACTCCTTCGCCGCGTCAAGCTGGGATTTTATGCCGCTTTGTTCGCCGGTGCTTTTATTCAGCTTTTCTTCCATACCGTCGATTTTCTTTGTCAGAGAATCGAGCTCCTTTTGTGCCTTCTTCGCGTCGATCTCCGCTTGCACGACGATTTTGCCATCTGCCATTTTCTCACCACCTTATTTTGAAATACCCCACGCGGCGAGAACGTCCTTTTCCGCCTCTGTGTACGTCGTTTTCAGGTCGATAACATCCCTGTTCCTCCGGTAAAACTCTCTGTCCTGCTTGTCCAGAGACTTCCCGTGTACTTTTTTGTCGCGGATGCGAACCACCTGTGCAAAGAAGCAGTCCCCAATCTCGCTGTACCACGAAAGAAACGTCCACCAGTGGACATACTCGAGGGCCCGCACCTCGCACCCGGCGATGCGGTTAATTGGGGCAATGATCATGTTAAAATCCTGCTCCCAAGACATCAGAACTGGTTCGCGTTTCTTCTCCTTCCGCTCTTCTCCCCTGTCGATAAAGCGGAAGCACTGATTCAGCGCCTCTTGATAGTCTTCTACGGGCATTTCGTCGAAGTCCGGATAAAAGATGCCTAAAGAAACAAGTGCCTTTTCCTGCTCGTCCAGATCGTTATCAACAAGGGCGGTGAGGATATCCAGCACCGCCCTATAGTCCGACTCGATCTGATACGTCGTCCCGTTGATCTCCGCAGACGTCGGAAGCGCGTAAATCAGTGCTTTCTTCTCGCCCATCTTTCTGTGTACTGTTTGACGCGGGCGTTCGTTTTTGCTTTTTGGACATCAAAGCCGGTATCCATCTGGTCAAGAACTGAAAGCATCAGGTTTGCCCACACAGGGAGGCCATCCCCCAGCGCCAGAACATTCGTTTTGAATACATCGGCGCAAATTGGCTTTCCAAAGATTGCGTCGATTTTCTCACGAATTTCCTTGTCGCACCGGCTGGCAAGTTCGAGAATCTTCTTGGCGTCGTTCTCGTTTTCGGTGCGCTTCGCGTATTCATGCTGCCGGGATTCCAGCTCTTCAAACAGGTCCCACAGCTTTTTTGTAAAATCACTGTCCGTCGGGCAGAACTCCACGCTCACGCCACCGTTGATCTGAAAAGACTGTACGCCGGTATCAAATCTGAGTTCAGACACGGGCTACACCTCCTTACGCCGCGTCTTCCGTAAATGTGACCGTGCCGCCGGTTCCTACCGCTGCCGTACCCGTGGTTCTGTTGCCGCCAAGCGTGACGTCGATAGGCATGCCGACATAGCCGCCGCCTTCGCCGCCGAGACTCGAGGGCTTGACCATCGTCGCGTCGTACCGTTCGGCAAATACGGCCGTCTTAGCCGTGCCTGCGTAATGGTGGACGATAAGCACGTCCTGATTCGCCAGAGCCGCCGCGTTCTGATCTTTGACTGCAAGATTCCAGATCTTCGTAAGCGCAGCGTCGCCCGCGTCGAGTTCGCACGGCTCAAAGCTCTGCGTAATGATCGGCTTCTTCATTGTGGTTCTGGTCGTGCCGAGGATATCCTTGCTGGAATCCTCCTGCCAGTCGTATTCCATGCTCGAATCCGTGACTCGAGTGCCAAAAGGCGACCAAACCGGCGCAGTCGCGGAACCCGTGTTCAGGTACGCGATGAGTAATTCTCTGTCTACCGGCTGGCCGCTCGTGGTGTTAAAAGTAGTTTCTGCCATTTATATCACCTCGTAAGTCATCTTCATTAAAATTTGGTGGTCTTCTGTTCCATCATTGTATCGGGCGAACATCGCCGCGCGGCTGGATACGTCCATACGCCGGACGCGGATGCCGTCACCCAAAGACGGATAATTCTGCATTGCCCAATCCCCGAAGCGGTTCAAAACCGCGTCGGCTTTCAGGCGCTTGTCGTTGCTGCTGCCCGGAAAGATGCGGGCGATAATTTTGAACTGGTATTCTGCCTCGTGCCCGCCGATGATATATTTCCGCGTGATATATGCGCCCTGAATCGTGGACAGCGCCATACTCGCAGAATCAGCGGCGAGGAATTCGTAGTTGATCGTCGCAGCCGGCATATCGTCATCTGAAAAGGAATTCGCCCATACCATCATCTTCCGCGATATGTCCTGCTCTTCCTCTGCGGATACCAGTTTCTTTTGCTTCTCAGAGTCCATTTTTCACCGCCTTGTCTGCGACTCGAATCCATTTGTCTAGGTTTTCAGCCTTTGAAGCCTCGAACCAGTGTGATTGTGCCTGCGCGTGTCCGGTTGTCGTGAACACAAGGTTTTTGTCTGTCAGAACCTTCGTCCCGCCCTTTGGCGCGTATGTGCTGCCAGTCTCCGGGTCAACCATGACTTTCCCATAATACAGGAATCTTGCATACGGGCCCGGATAGATGATCGCATTACCAACCACCTGTGTTCTCTGGTCGAGAGAGCCGGTCAAAAACGGAACATATGGGCTTGTGTCCTTCCGCGCCTGAACCGCAACAATATGCTCCGCTTTCGTGCATTCCTGCGCGAGTTTTTCGTGCAACTCGTCAAAGCCATCGGTTTTCACACTGAATTTCAGCATTACGTGCCTCCGACCTGCCAGTGTTGCATAGAAGGACTGCCGAAGTCCTTCATATCCACCTTTGTCACTTTGTACACATCGTCGTAAAGCATCTCAATCTGTTCTTCCGTCTTGTCCGGCTCGACTACTTCACCCTTCACAAAGAAGGTAGTGCCGCCGTTACCGTCCGTGGATAGCGTCCAGATTTTGCTTTTATCAGTTGCACGCCAGAATTCTTGCGGTCCGACGTAGCGCTTCTTCGCGCCTGTCACGCCATCTACAGCAGCCGCAGAGAACGGAATGTACAGATTCACCGCGTCCGCTCCTTCAAGCCCGCTCGCGCGGACGTTGGCAGCTTTCGACGCTTGTAGCATTACGCCGCGAATCAATGTGATATAGCGCTTCTGCGTGTCATTGAAATTCTGGTCTTGCTCCTGCGTGACGTTGTAGATTGTTACGGTGTGGGGGGCGTACATGCAAAACACCTGCCTCTGTAAAGAAGCCCGGTATGGGCTAGGTATTCACGTGCTACGCTTGCAAGGGCGTTCTTTGCCTCGGAAGCCGCTTTCAATGCAGCTACGGAAGAATCGCCGCCGCTGCGAAGCGTCCGGGAATAGCCGCCTACAGTCTCGCTCTGCAATTCTCCTTCGTCAGATGCAAGCCCAGCGGACACATTCTTTCTTGCAAGCTCCTGTGCCGTGTCGATCAGCATATACTGGTCGACTAAGGCACAGCAGCACATTTTCACAGCATCCAGCTCTGAAAAATTCTTTGCTCGGTTTTGCGTGTAGTAGTCAAGGAAGGAACTGGCGCGTGCCACCAATCTGCAAAAGCTGTCAGCGTCTACCGTTCCCTTGTAGATATCGCAGTAGTACTCATAATCGGCGTATATCATTGCGCCAGCTCCTTTCTGTTACGAACCTACCGTCACAGTAGCCGTACCGGTCTTCGTGCTGTCCTGCTTGGATTTCGCGGTAACGGTAATGCTCGCGGACGTCTCGTTGGAAGCGACCGTCAGGATACCGTTTTCCGAAATGGAAGACTTCGCGCCGCTCTGGCTCCACTCGACATCGCCGCTCACGATACCTTCACCAGCAACAGAAGCCGCAAACGCCTTGCTGGCACCCTTGCTCACAGTTGCCGTCGCCGGGGATACGGTAACTGTAGAGACCGTGCCTGCCTTTCCGTAAACGGAGAACGGGAACGGGTTGGCAATGTCAACGTTGTACGCGTTGACCGGGTTTGCGATTTCCCAACCGAGACGCATGACCGCACGGAGAGCGACCATATCGTTCTGCATGAGGTTGTAGGTGATTGCCTTCGTGCTCGGGTCCTGAATGACACCCTCGGTGAAGATCTTAAAGGTCATGTCCTGACGGATGGCGTATACCAGCTGCGTCCAATCGCCGACGATCATCTGTGCCTGTGCCGGGTCAAATGCGCCGTTCATCGGGAAGTACATATCCATACCATCCAAACCATAGCGCGTTGCGCCCTGCATGTCGGACTTGAAGATTGGCTGACCGGTCGTGTCCTTCAGCCCGCGCAGCTTGCCTCGCATCTGGATAGCGGACATAACGCCGTTCGGGTTGAAGCCGTCAAGTTCTACCTTCGCGATAAGACCGCCTTCGCCCATGATGTCGGTAAATACATCAGAGCTTGCCGCAACTCCGTTACCAGCAGCGATAGCGGAAGGAACGACGCCATCGCGCCACGTGGTGGGCTTGTTCGTGCCAAACAGGATGGCAGCGTCAATGACCTTGCCGAAAGCTTCGGTCAGTCTGGGTCTTACCTCGCCCCAGATGTCATAATCTGCGTCATCCAGTGCTGCTTCGGGGATGGGGACGATAACCGCGATTTCCTCGGCATAGATTTTCTTCTTGTCCCACGCCATCTTCGTGGTCTGCTTGAAAGCCTCACCGGCTCCGGTATCGGTTGCTTCGCCGTTGACGAAGTACGCAGAGGGAAGCGCGTCGAGGACGTTGATAGTCTGCGTCTTGCTGGACATATTCGCCAGTCTCTTGCCCATGCGAAGGACTGCGGATTCCGCGATAGCGCCCTGCATGATCTCACGGGTTACGGGTTCCGGGATAAGACCGGAAAGTGCATTTCTGTCAATAATATTCGGCATATGATTCTCCTTTCGTTATTTCAGAGCGCCCCGAATCAGGGCGTTCATCGTGCTGTTCATGTTTGTTTCTTTGGTTCCGCCGCCCGCCGGTGCTGTCCAGTCGAACGTTGCCTTCTTGCGATTCGCTGTAAGCTCGTCGACAGCCTGTTCAAACGTGATCTTGTCGGTGACCATCTTTGCAGCCTTGAATGCGATAAACTCAGCGTCCTCGCCGCTCAAGCCCTTGCTCAGGACGTATTTGTCCCGTTTGAGCTGTTCGGCTTCAGCCTGCAATGCAGTCAGTGCCGCCTTACTGTCTGCAAGGTCTTTTGCCTGCTTTGCCTGCCGTTCCTGTTCGGTCTGCTGGCTGTCTTTCCATGTCCGGTATGCGGTGATCTCTTCCTCGCTGGGGTATTTCTTCCGTTCTCTGTCAAGCCTCGACTGAATCATCTTGTCAACGTCAGCCTGAGTAAACGTTTTTTCCTGCTCTTGCGCAGTGTTTTCCGTGCCCTGCACGTTGGTTTCTTCTGCCATAAAAATCTCCTTGTTTAACGTCCTGTCGGACAGTGTTGATAAATAAAAAGAGCCAGCCGACTAAAAATCGTAGTCAGCTGGCTCCAATTGCCCTTTCTCGCGCCCAATTACGCGGGAGAGTTGTATTTTATTGTCTTTTTGACCTCTAAAACGATGTATCCATCGCCTTTTCGGCGTATCTCAACGTCATTCCCGCGTTTAAGAATGGCATCGGCGGCTTTTTTCACTTCATCCCAGTCCATATACCTTTGTCCTTTCTCGCTGCTCCGGCAGCCCCGCAGCCTTGCTGAACCTGCTATATTCTGCGTTCAGCCTCCGAAGCTTTATGTTTGCGGCGGTCGCGTCCTCGGAAAGTCCAGCTTCTTTGTATGCGTTTCTAAGCTTTTTCTGCGCGCGGATTTGACGCTCTATGCGGCGCTGCATCTGCGTCGCTTCATAGGCTGTGTAAGTCTTTCCGTCAAACGTGCAGCCAAGACCATCGTCGATATGCTCGAGCTGTTCGTCTGTGTAAGTTCGCTCCGAAACTCCCGGAACAAACGGGTATTTGTGATGCCTACAGTTTGCGCCTGTCAGGCCGTCAACATATCCGTAACCGGTCGTTTCCACAAGGTCATCGTAAAGCCCCAGCGGGTCAGGTTCTCCGCTTTCGCTCTGGTAATAGACTTTCCCTTGCCAGTCTTTGTGGCTTGACCACGGCGAAGCACCCGGCTTGTCACGCGCCCCAGAGTGCGCAGACACTTCAAAGTATCTCGTATCAAGGTGCTCTGCGCTTTGGTTCGTGTACTGGTCGCAGATCTGATTCACGCCGGTCATGGCAGCTCTCCGAACAGCAACGTCGATGTTGTCAACGTGTCCGCTTTCGTAGTTCACGACTTTCAGTCCACCTGCAAGCTGTTGCACCGCAGACTTAATCGCCTGATTGTAGCTGATCGCCCCGCTCTGAATCTGCATGACAGCGGAATCCAGCGCCCACTGATATGCACGCGCAGGCGGAAGCATCGTCCTGCCTTTGTCCACCAGAAACCCCATAGACTGTGTGATGTTATGAAATTCATCAAGCGTCTGCGTTCTGATTGCTTCGATTGTCGCAGCGTTCACCAGAATATCAGGCTGCGTCAGCCCTGCCATGTCGATAACTTCTGCGTAATACTTCTGGTTTCTGGCAATAACATCATCAAAAAGCTCGTTGAGTTTCTTCTCGCTGATTCCAGAGGTCTTTCGGATTGCTTTTTCAATCTCCTTTGTGTCAATGCCATGCGACCGCAGCGCCCGGATTGCCTGAACAGTCACTTCGTTCAACTGGTCCTTCAGCGCAAGCCTACTACATATCTCATCGAGGAGCGTATCTTCCAGACCTCGGAACAGTTCGGCAAGTTCTTCTGGGAGCGCGTCAAGGACTTCCGGCTGAAACGGATATTTCATTCGCTTTCCTCCGTTTCACAATCTCGTCATAGTGCGGCTTCACGCGGATAATGTTCCAATCGCATTCTTCCGGAACTTTTCCGTAGAATATCACCCATTCCGGCGATAGCCGCTTCATCATTTCCTCGTAGCCGCGCAGAAACAGGCGCTTGCTCGGTTAATATCCTGCTGTGACAAAAACCGTGCAAGGCTCATACCGCGTCCACGCCCAGATTCTCCGGCTCCAATGCCGCCACCGGCTCCACCTCTACCGCCCATTACTCTACCTCCTGTTGCTGTTCAGTCACCATGTCCTGCGCCTTCGGCAGCGCCGCCTTTGCGGTCGCCTCGTCCTCATTCATCCAGCGCATGCGGAACTCCCAGTCGTTCATGATGCCTGCGCTGAGAAGCTGCATATCGCGGGAGAAATCAGTAGCTTTGTCCTCTATGATGCTGTCATCGAAATCTATAGAGATTTCCACGTCTTCATTCAGCCCGGCGTTCATAGCTGTATTTCCCAACCGAAGCAGAATACGACACAGCTCCACAAGCGCCTGCTCCAGCACAATCTCATGCTTTTTGATCGTGCGGAACATGGTGCTGTTCTCGCTGATAACCTGCGTAGCTGTTGCCACGCTGCCACCGTCAAAACGATAGTAAGTCTCTCCGAAGCCGCACTTACTGGACAGTACGTTCAGTTGGTCTTGCAGTCCTACATTCAGCTGCTCGGTTCTCAGCGTCGGAGAAATTGTATCTACAACGTTCCCTTGCTGCGTATCCTCTGGAAGCAGATAGAAACGCCGGTCATTGTCATCAAGCGTCGGTTCGTCGTCCTCCCACCTTGTGGCTGGCATTTTTACCATCATCATCATGGGGCCGTTCTCAAACTCGTTCACATAGCAGTCATAGGCACAGTCAACGCCTCGCAGAACGTCGATTGCATTTGCATACACAGGAATACCGACCGGAAGCAGGTAATCAAGATTGTTTGCGATGTTCGGTCTGTCGATGACGAACTGTCTCTTGTCGCTTCCCGTATGTACCACAGGGGGGATTCGCTCAAAGCCCGGAACATCCGTCAAAAGCGTATCGGCAAGCGTTTCGTTTTCATATCGGTAAACGCTGTTCTCGATGATGTAAAGCCCGTTTTCGTCTTTCCGGTGAATCTGCAAATACAGATAGTTTTTTCCAGCCCGTGTGACCACGCTGTCAAAAGCACACTCTGAAATAAAGCCATTCTGCCAAGCCAGCGGAAAAATGTGCTCAATGGTCACATAGTCAAGAGCGATACCGGAAACATCGCCCGGAACGGTCTCTCCGCTCTCGTTGACCGCTTGACCGACCACACGAGGGATATACGCTACAGTTCCGAGTGCAGATTTCATTTCCTGCATTTCGTTCGCCTTGACCGTGAAGTTGTTCTCCGTCAGGACGCTATCAACGAACGCCTGTTCTTTCTGCCCCTCAAGTGTGATCTGAACCTTCTCATTCATCAAGAGATTTGCCCAGTCCTCACAAACCTTTTTCGCCATACCGAGGCTTGCACGGTTGCACTTTGTCCACTTATGTCCGTTATATCTCCGGTACTGATGGAACCCCTTGACTTTGCCGACGTACCACGACTTCCAAAGGGACACGTATGTATAGAATTCCTCTGGGATTGTCGTATACCCGAGTTCCTTTAATTTATCGATAACCGTCATGCAATAACTCCCATTCTACGGCTCACAGGCTCTAAGGCGTACCTTGTCGCATCAATCAAATGATTGTTTGCGTCCGGGTATCCGCTGATTATATCGCCGTCTTTGTTTCTCTCATATTCGTAGCCCACGAACTCATCGTAGGCATGTGGCGTCCGTTTTCTATCAATTACAATCGTTCTCCTCTGCAAGAACTTCATGCCGTATTCGACCGAGCCGGGTCCCTTGACCGCCTCATACGCAGGCAATCCCATTGCCCGTAAGTCAGCCACGCTCTTTGGCTCCGCGCTGTCACAGATGACGCGCACATTGCCATATCCGCGCTGTTTGATTATCGTCGCGCTCTGCTCGTTCGAAAGCTTATTCTGGTATATCTCGTCAAGCAGGAAAATTGTTTCCCTTGCCTTGTCGTAATGCAGCCGGATAAATGCAAATGGGTCTGGGAACCATCCGAAATCCACGCCCTGATAGATTTTATCGAATCCGGAAACTTCTTCGTCCGTGATCTCCCGAAGTTCGAGCCTGTCAAACACATCGCCGCCGGTGCCGACCGGGATACCGAGGTATTCATGCTGATACGCCCGCTCGTCAGTGGCTTTCAGGTGTTCAGCCTCGTCAATAAACTGCTGCCCCAGCCATTCAGGCGGCGCTTGCAGATATGTTGACTTGTGGCACAGCCTGTCCGCGCGTTCTTCCAAGCTGTCTTTGTTTGCCCAGTTGTCCCGGCTGATCGGCGGGTTATAGCTTTCAAAGTTCCAGAATTTAGAGCCGCCGCGCATTGTTGACTGCAAAATCGTTCGTATTTCGGCGCGACCGGCGAACTGGTCTTTCTCTTCAAAGTGCGTCACGGCAATGTAGCCAAACGGTACCTTTATGGACTTGATTTTCATTGGGTCGTCCGCGCCCCGGAACATGATCTTCTGGCCGGTAGGCTTGTATATCAGTTCCATCGGGGAAACCTTTGCTTCCCAATACGCCGCCATACCCAGCTCTCCGATTGCCCATATGTACTGCGCATAAACGCTATCGCGTATGGTATTCGCAACCTTTCGCAGCACAAGCGCGTGTGTGTTGGGGTTCCGTACTAACAGGAGCGGCACAATAATGGAAATATACGAAGATTTCAGGGAACCTCGCCCGCCGCTTTCGTCGTAGTGCGTGTGCCCATGCTGGAAAACATCGCGTGCAACTTCGTAAAACGCAGAGCCGATTTTTTCGGAAAGTCGGATTTTAGACATCGATAATCACCTGCACCACATCTTTATCGTCGTTTCCGGCCTTTTCCTGCACCATCGCCCATTTGTCAATCAGCGTCCCCATCGCCGTTGTGATCTGGCTCAGGTTCGCAGCCGCGAGCTTATCAGGGTCATTCAGCATCTCAAGCCCTTTTCCGATGAAAGAACATACGAGCTCTTTTCGGGAATCCATGTACGCGAGAATATCTGCTGTGTTTTCCTCTTTTTTTCGTCTGCACATCTCTGCAATATCTGCATTATTGTGCACAATCTTCTTCACAGTGTTCGGGGAGCAGCCGTTAAGCTTCGCCACAGCGTTACAGCTTCCGAGCTGGGCATAGTCGGCAACTATTTTCTTTTTTTGCCGGTCTGTCAGCCTCGCAGCCATAATCACCACCTCGTTACCCTGCCAGCGACGTAAATTCTGGCAGGTAAGCGAACCTCATTATCTGTTCACCGTTCGCCTTGCAAATTTTGTAGATTTCCTTGTAGTGAGTTCCTTTTTGCATTTCTTCTGAAACTGTGTGCAAAATCATATCTTCAAGAAACCCAATTACTGATATCGTTTTGAAGGGGACGCTGTCGCGCTGGCCGCCTTGAATCCCGACAAGGTCGTTTACCAATTTCGAGTAAATCGTGTATACCTGCTTTCTCATGTTCCGGCTGCCTTGCGCCTCTGCATATTCAACCAGATCGGCAAGTGTGTCCGTCTCAGCTCTCCGCACAAGCTTCCCTTGTTTTCTTGTCATGAGCCATTCAGAAGACTTCCTTTCGCGGATGAAAGCTTCCATGCGGTTAAACGCCGTGATATATTTAAGCTTCCACTCGAGCGCTTCTTCCCCTGTGAACCCCATCACCAAAAGAGAAAAACCATCGCGGTTCATGAGGTACTCTTTGTACTCTCTTCCTCTTTCCGTCTCATAGTGGCTTTTGATAAACATGTTTTTCACCGCACAATTTTGCGCAGTGAGATTTTCAATGCTGCGGGTCACACTTTTATGCTCTTTGTTGAAGTGCTCGGCAATCGTCCTGCTGCTCACAACAGCCTGTTCTTTGCGTTCAAAAATCATCAAATCTTCATTCATGGTATAATCTCCTTGTATTTTATTCGCAGCTGTGGAGAACGAGCCGCATTTTTTATATTCCTATCTCCTTCGTGCTCCACCGGATTGCGGTTTCCGGTGGAGCTAAGAAAAAGGAGGTTCCGCAGTACGCTGCGTAGCCGTAAGAAGGATGAAAGCGCAGAGGATACACCTCTACGCTCTCAACGATACACTATGTTTAAGGCTCTCTTACGCAAACTTTTGAATATAAACCACGTTTTTCTGCCACCAAGTAGATAAACTGCCTATGCCATTCCTGAGCGGTACGCTCCGAAACATATACCACCATAGCAGCGCCCTGTAAGGTGTGTGTACGCTTCCAAAGGACCAGATCAATAAGCTTCAGCCGTTCCGCACCATCGGAAAGCTGCTTTGTTTCCTCGACAGCAGCATCTACCGCGTCGATTTCCTCGCGCGTCATAAGCGTACCGCCCTTGTAGCTTCGTACCATCCATTTTGCGTAGCCCCACCACCCATAGCGTGGTTTGCTCACCACATCAACCTCCTATCTGCCCGAACTCCCGAACCCATTTTCCCCGCGTTCCGTCTGCTCTAGCGAGCTGACCACTTCCAGCTCCGGCAGGATGCAGGGCAGTATAACAAGCTGCGAGATCTTGTCGCCCTTACAGACCTTGTAAGGCTTGCTTCCGTGGTTGTATAGCTTGACCATGATGCTTCCGGTGTAGCCGACGTCTATGACCCCTTCGCTTGTGATTCCGTGCTTGACGTTCAGACCGCTTTTGCTCTTGAGAAATCCCACGGTGTTTTTGGGCAGCTGGACATGCACGCCGGTATCAAACAATTCGCTTTCTCCGGGGTAGATGTAAACGTCGTCGTTCGCCGAATACAGGTCTAACCCCGCATCATATTCATGCGCCCTTGTGGGCATGATCGCCCACGGTTCCAAAACAATTTTCATTTGTCCCACCAATCCTTGATTGTATCGTTCCGTTCGAAAAACGGCTGAAAGAACGGACCGCAGAGCTTCTTGAGGCTCGAATCGATTCTGTGAATGGCTTCGTCAGATTCCGGCTTCCCTTGCCATGCCACGCCGTACTCTGCGTCCAGCTGCTCCATTTTGTCCAGAAGTTCCTTTGCCTTCGCCGGGCTTTTGAGCATGCCCAGTTCATGCGCCGCCACAAAGAAAAGGTCCGTCACCTTCTGCTTTCCGGCTTCCATACCGGCGGCAAAATAAGCCTTGTTGCTTCTGCGAATACGCTTTTCCAGATCGTTCATTGCACTCATAGCTGTATCCCCCTTATGTACTTGTCAAAAAACGTTGTTGCTACAGCCATCGCCGCCCACATATCCGCCGCGAACCCGTAAAAGAAACCGGGGTTCTTCTTTGTTCCCTTGCCGTAGTTCGGCTGGCCGGGCGCGTAGCGGTCGACGAGGGCTTGTCTGATGTTCGCATCCTTCGCCGACGCTCTGCCGCATAAGTAAAGCTTTTCTTCCCGGCGGAAGATCTTCTGCGGCGGATGGCTCACGCCGTATAACGTCGCAAATTCCCAGAACCGTCCAATCCAGAAGCAGGTGTCGAACACCTCCTGCCCGACCGGCATACCCATACCCGCCACCATTTCGATTGCCAGGTGCTGATACTCCCGGCAGAGAATGGAGAATATCTCCCCGTTCGGAACTTTCCCGACGTCCAGCACCTTCCGGATTTCCTTCCCGTCGTGCTCCACCAGCACATACCCGGATTGAATATTCCCCGGGTCAATTGCCAGAATCGTTCCCACCTTGCAGCCTCCTTCCGGTCTCGCACGGCTTCATTTCCGGGCAATCGCCGTATTTCGTGCAATGCGGCTCGAGCAGCCCTTCAAACTCCGGGAAATGATTGACCACCAACCAGCGCATCATTAAGACAACTTCCCGCGTTTCTTTCGCCGCCAGTTTGCAGATCCGCTTTTCTGCAATGGTCATCAGCTCTTCGGCGCTCATGTACCAGATCATGTCTACCGGCGCGTCCTGCCGCGCTGCGTTCCGGTCGTATTCGTCCTGCCGGTCATTCCGCTGTGACCGGATAAACGGCTGTGCGTGGACGTGGCGGGCTAAATGGGTGCTTACCCAGTACGGCACGCCCTCCAAGTAAAACGCGAATTGCAGCGTCCGAATAGGGCTGTGCTTCGCCCGGAGAATGGCGTGTTTCCACTCCATGCCCGGTGCTGTTTTCATCTCCTTTCCGTTGGTGACCAAAGCGCACTGTTTTGCAAACGCCCAGTCCTCATCGGTGGGATATTTCAAAAGTGTAATGTTCATTCTTCCCTCCGTTCTCCGCAGCTGCAAAATGTGGAAACGAACTTCTTATTGGCCCATTCACTCACCTTGAGGTAATACGGCTTGCACTTTTCCATTCTAATCCAGTTCCACTGGGAATCTCGGTAGATCAAAAACATATTCTCCGCTGTGTCGACGGCATATACCCAGAAAACGCCGCCGGATAAAAGCTCAATCTGAAACATTGCCGTTCCCCCCTGTATTTGTCTGATACTCGCCGTAGCTGCAAAAGTCCATCCCGTTTGTGCATGTCTCTAGAGCAAAGCAATGCCCGTTCGGACTATCCGCACACTTGCGGAGCCTGTCCCGCATCAAGTCGTAATACTCGCGGTCGTTCTCGATGCCAATGTAGCGCCGCCCTGCTTCGCAACAGGCAACACCGATAGATGCGCTCCCGGCGCAGCAATCAAGGACGATCTCGCCGGGGCTCGTATAGGTAAGCACCATCTTTTCGCATAGCCATACCGGTTTTTGCGTCGGATGCAGATGGCTCGTCTGCTTGTCGCTCGGCCCTTTGATGACGCTTCGAGGGTATCGGTCCGTGTTGCCTCCACCCTTGACCTCCTTCGTCGATTTCTGGTAGATCTCGGTGCGGTTCTGCGTGTCCATGTATTTGGTGTAGCTATTTACCGGCCGATGCCCCTCTGTCTTTTGCGGATTATACGTTGGCTGCCGACGGTAGAAGATCAGAATGTTCTCGTGAGCTCTCATTGGCATCTTCTTCGCATTTAAGTGCCCTGTCGCTTGTGTTTTCTCCCAGATCCACTCGTACCGCAGGTTTCTCAGGTTGCTGCATCCGAGCACCTTGTCGAAGGGAGTCTGTGCGAACAGGGCAACCGCGCCGTTTTCCTTCACAACGCGGTCAGCTTCAGCCCAGAAATCCTCAAGGTTGATCGGTGTGTCCCATCTGCAGTTCGTCATTCCGTATGGTAAATCGGTGAACAGAAAGTCTACGCTTCCGCCCTCCAAAAGCCGCATCCCATCAATACAATCTCCGAGATATGTCTTGTATCTCCATTGTCTTCTCTCCATTTACAGTACATCCTTGAAACAATAATCGGTGCATCCATCCTCGCTCAGACCCGGCTCCTTGCCGGTCACAAACGGGGCTTTGCAGATATCAGGTGATTCCTCAAGGAACGCGCTTCGTACGTTTACATACGTCGCAGAGCTTGTGGGGTTTATCTCCGCCCCGCAGTTTGGACAGAAATTCCTGCTCCAAAGCGCATCCTTTTTGAAAGCGCACCGGCAGTTCGTGCAGACGATTGCTGCCTTCGGGTATCGAATTGTCTCGCAACTCTGCGCGTCGTATTCGCGCCAGTCTGCTTCTTCCCACTGAGCATGCACCACCTCCGCAACGTCGGCGGCTGGCATTTCCCGAATTTCGGCATATGCGCGTTCCAACCGTGTTAGTGCCGTCATGCTTCCACCGCGTTCTGCTTTCCGCAACACAAATAGCGCATCATCGCGCCGGATATAATCAGTCATACGCCATATACTCCCTTATGATTCTGCTTTGCATTTCCGGCTTAAAGGCATAAAGCGGTGTGCATCTACTCAGGATCTCCGCTTTCAAAAGCCGCTCCGCCTGCCGCTTGGTCAGCCGCCGCTCTCGCTTCTTCGGCGGCAACTTGCCTTTTGCCGCCGCAATGGCGGTCGGGTTGTGCTTATGTTGACCCATACGCCCACCTCCAGAGTAAGTATGCTGCCAATACGGCATAATGGATGGTCTGATCGAGCCAGTACGATATCTTGTGGTATCTCGCTTTCATCGCATCAACAATCGCATGCGAAAAGAACAAAACCCAGAGGCTCCGGCCCCACCCAAAAGCTACCCAGAAAGGGATGACGTAAAGAAAACAGTGTATAAACAGGTGATACCAGTTTTCGCCTTTCGTCCTTGCAATAAAATCGCCCTGCAAACAATAGTCTCCGATCAGGTGGCATGCAACAAGTTTAGCTATCATCCTTGCCATCATTTACCCTCCTGTTCCACGCTTTTACAACGTCCTCTATCGCCGTTTCTTCTTCGTCATAGGTTATGGTGGACATAGAACATAAGCATTGATTACATTGTATTGATGCTTCATACCCTTTTCTTGCTCTGTACGGTTCAAGAAGTGCTTCTCCCCCGCAAAACGGGCATGGTTTCAGTTCAGCCATCCTTCTTGCCCTCTATTTCCTGCAAAGCCTTCTCGGCTTCTTCGCGGCTCAAAAATACGGTCTTGCCAAAGTCTTTGCTGCTAACCGAACCGTCGCCATACTCCCCGCCGCAATGATACTCGTCGCTCACGGACTCACGCTCCCAGCTGTCAAACGGGCAGCCGGTGCAATCTTCGCCGCACTCAAAATTGACAAGATATTCGATTGTTCCATCATCATTCAGGTACTTTTCTGCGATGTCGCATTCTACAATTTGTTTCTTTCCTACGACATATAATTTATCTGTGACCTTGCACGGCAGAATCAGGACGCGCCCGTCCTTGTCGGCTTCGGCAAGCTCGCGGAGGCGGTCAAACCCGCCGCACAACTCGGCAATGTCCTCGTAGGCCGCAAGTCGATCAACAAAATCCGCCTGGTACTGCACTCCGCTGAAATTTACCCGCCAGTATCCGTCTTTGAAATAAGTCAATCGTTCCATAGCTCTTCCTCCACATACCGCCAGCTCTGCGGCGGGCTGGTGATCAAACTTAGCTCAAAGCCGTCTTTTGTTGTCCGCAGGCCAGTAAACTCGCCCAGCTTGCGCGGGGTATCGTAAATTTTAAGATCATCGATCTGCATGCCGTATCCGTGCTCCGTGCCCAGATACTTGTATATGTCCTCGCGGGTGAGGCAGGCATCCACCGTCGCCCATTTTGGGATCATGCAAAGCGGGTAGACCGTGCCGATCTTATTGCAAGTAAATTCCGCAACGACTTTCCCGTTGGCGGCCTCATATCCAAACGCCTCCGCCTGTTCGCGCTCACAGGCCGATTCCGCCGTAGTAGCCGGTGCCACTGCGTTGGCTTTCACCATGAGCGACCCCTTTCCGCCTGCGGTACAGTAGATATAGCACTTAAACGGCACACCGCACTTCGGTGCGGTCTTGCGGATTTCGACCGTTTTACTCCCGTTCAGGATCTTCCTCACCCACTCAGGGCGGATGCTGATTAAAACAGCTTTCATGCCTTTTCTCCTTCCTCCTTATCCTCGAACTGCTTCAAATGTTCGCGCAACTCCGCGCATACCCACGCCGCCTGATAGAGCAGAGCCAAAACGTGCTCGAACGATTCAACATCTTCCCAGAGCCATTCGGCCATCATCATCGAGAAGGAATCATCCGAGATATCCAAGTCCACATACGGGCAGTTCCATCTGGTCAGATCCCGCGACAGGTCGAACAGGCTGATGTCTGCGCCGTTCTTCCCGTATCCGCGCACCCATACCTCTTTGTCCTTGGCGTAAAACAGGTTCAGCGCCATTTCAAGATTGTTTTTCGGGGTGTCTGTTGTCAGCCTCATTTTTCGTCCTCCTCAATTTTTGGCATATGTGCAAGCGTCTTGTACGCCGCAAACACCACATTCCCCGCTTTGGTCAATGCTTTTGTGCCGCACACCGCGCATTCGATGAGGTACAATCTTTCCTCGCAGTAGTACACGTGGAGCTTGTGTCCACATCTTCCGCAGCATATGTCTGTCTCCCACGCAAGGTAATTCGTACCGTCGTTTTTGCCATCAAAAACCTGATGGCACAGCTCGTCAAAGTTAAATGCACCTTTCATCATTCCACCTCCGGCGCTTCCGGCAAGCCGCGCCATTCCCATTTGTCGGTTTCGCTCCCGTATCCGCTGCACGTTAGGCACACGCAGCTCTCCCGATTGCCGCATCGGTCGCAGTCCTCCTGTCCAAACACACTGAGTTCATCCACACACGCTGTTGCATATTTGCAATATGTGCATCCGCTTTTCCTGAGTTCGCCCAGCAACGCGTCCCTCTCGGCTTCTGTCCTCTCCTGCTTCCATTCGGCGCCATCGACCTCCAGGTCCTTCCAGCAAAGATCCTTTTGTAGTTTTTTGATCTCGCTCGCCTGCCGGTTTGCTAACGCTCGCAAAGACTTGATCTGCTTTTCATAAGCCTGTTTCTGCGAGCGTTTTACTTTCCCAAGACTCGCGCCTTCTCGCAGCGCCACGTTCTCAGCGGTCAGGCGCTCGATCAGCTCGGCTGCGTACAGCCCGAGCTGCTCTTTGCAGCCCAGCTTGCACGGCAGCGGATCTTCTTTCATCATGCTTTTCACCTTACACTCACTGCATGTTCCGAAGCCAAAACAGCAGCGCAGCGATTCTATCGTTTCTGTGTAGGTCATAGCGTTATATCCTCCCATGTGATTTGCCCCGGAAGTTCTACCTTCGGCGTTTCCTGTATTCTTGTCTTTTCCTGCTCCCGACGCATCGACTTATACTCGTTGTACTTCGCGCGATACCTGTAACTGTCTCCGAAGATTGCCCATGCTGCTTTGACGACGTTCGGCTCATACGGACGTATCAGTTCCAGATCGGACGCAGCTCTGGCCGAGATCGCGCAACCGCAGCAGCCAGTGCGCTTGAGTCCGTAGACCTCGTAAGCGTCCGAATACCGGATACCGAAGAAGTCCTTGTACCACTGCTTGTCCGCATCTGAGACGTAGTACAGCGGTCTGAGGCGGAACTTTCCTGCAGCCGTCTCTGTAAAGCACATTGTCGAGCTGTCGCTGCGCGGCACGGAGCGCATCCCGCCTTCGTCGCGGCGCTCTCCGGTAATCACCATGTCAAACTGCTTTTCAATGGCGTGTGCGGGCTGTTTCTTGCAGATGTCGCAGCAGTGGTTGCTGACGCGAAACGGAATCGGATTTTCCTTGATGAAATCCAGCATGTACTTTGAGCTGTTGATGACCAGCTGAATATTCGGGCGCAGCTCTCCTGCCGAGTTGCAGCAACACAGGAAATTGATTGCCTGCTCGCAGCCCGGGTACCGTTCTTTCAGCTCCTTGCGCTTCTCCGCCTTGTCCTCCGCCTGATCGTATTCGTCGGCGATGGAAAGCGGAATGTTCTTCTTCTGCACCGCTTCCAGACCAGCGGACATGATCTTCGAGACAAACGGCTGCCCGTATTCGCGCGTCGCCTGCACGATGTTCTTCTTCGGGCGGACTGTCTGAATTTCCACGCCGTATAGCTCTGCCGTTTCCTTCACATGGCGGCGCGTGGCTTCCATCTCAAGCCCCGTCTCGAAGAAAAAATACTTGATCGGCGGAAGCCCGAAGATATTCCGAACCGTTTCGATCATGTGAAGCATAATATCGCTGTCGCTGCCTCCTGAGTACGAACACATCGCGTTCGGATGCTCCCGCAACCGCTTTGCAATGATGCTTTGAATCGCCTGAAACTTCTGCGGTGCATCAAAATCTGCATACGGCGGACGCTGCGTATAAACGCTGCTGCGGAACTCGCCGTCTTTTTTCGTTCTCACGTCACATTTCCCCTCCTATTTTCCGTTTCCCTCTTGCCGCCCTCCGGCAGTTTCTCGCCCCGCCATCGGTCATCTGGCTTATGTCGACGATTCTGGCGCGCCTACCGTAGCTTTTCAGCCGTTCTCCCTTCACGGCGTTCCAAGCCTCGCAGGACGCGCTGCAACCGGCTTTCCGGTTTGGGCAATCCTGCGTGCATGGTCCAAATTTACTTCCTCCTGACAAGCACAGATACCTCCACTTCATAGCACTCGTTCTCATGCACGCAGATCGTTTTCTCCCGCTTTTCCAGCGGGTCATCGACCTCGAAAAGGTAAAATGTCCGCCCCTTCATCTTCTGCGGATACTTCCGCGCAAGAATTGGTTTTCCAAGCTCCGGCATCAGCCGGGGAAAGAGATTCGAAATCGGCGTGGGAATCACGATCCATGTTTTTATCATGCTTCCTCCCCCAACATCCGCTGAATCGCCGCTTTCTGTAAGTCGCTCAGATCGCCGTCGTGATGCTGCACGTTGTAGCCCGGCTTCTTCCCCGGCTGTGAAGGCGCGCCCTTCTCATGTTCTTTCGATTCCCACGTCAAAAACTTCTGTTTCCAGTTCCGTACGGGGTCACCCTTCCCGTCGACCCAGTTTCCGGCAGAATAATAGTCGAAAAATTTCTGTGCCAGATTCGGAACTCCACGCTCCTTCGCGTATGCGGAAACATCTTCCAGCGTAGGTGGTATAAATTTCTTACGTTTCTTCTCAGAAATAGAACTACTCTCTTTTCTATTTCCATTTCCATTTCCTAAAGGTAATACCGTGGTATTACCGCAAGCGCTACCATCAGACATACCAGAGTTATCATTTTCTTTGTTCCAACGCTTGCTGATGTTCTCCCTTTGACGCTGGCAATGCTTGTCCCGTTTTTCGATTTCAAGCTCCATCCGGCGATTGAAGTACTTGCCGTCCTCATCCTTCTGAAACTTGCTCATAACCTCGTCTGACGGCTTTTTGACAGCCCGTATGATTTCCTGCATCGTCATATGCCCGCGCTCTCTTTGGAGGCACAGGAGCGTGATATACTGCCCACGCTCCCGCATATCCATCAAGGCACAGCCGGATAGGAAATCCGACGTGTAAAACAAGACGGCAGGGTCTTTGTTGTTTGCCATCCCGCCACCGCCTTAGAGCGGCAGCGGATCGCCGTCATCTTCGTCCATCATCGTAAACCCGCCGGGGTTTTCCGGGTTCTGCGGTTCGGTGTTTCGCTTGCCTTCGCCGAAGTAAACGCGGTTCGCCACGATCTCTGCAGACCGGCGCTTGTTTCCGTCCTTGTCCTTCCAGTCGCGCAGCTGCAGCCGTCCGTCCACGACCGCCATGCTGCCCTTGAAGAAGTATCCGCTTACAAAATCAGCTGTTCCCTTCCAGGCGACGCAGTCAATGAAATCCGTTTCCTTCTCTCCGCCCTCCGGCGTGAAATCCCGGTCGACCGCCAGCGTGAAGGAGGCAACGGACGTTCCGCTCTGCGTCTTTCTCAGTTCCGGGTCCCGTGTGAGCCTGCCCATAATAACAATGTGGTTCAGCATGCTTCCTCCTTCTCCCCGAAGATGGTTTTCAGGATAAACTCAAACTCATACGATTTCAGTTCCTTGTACGCTCTCTCAAGCATCGAAAGCTGCATACTTTTTTCCACCATTTCCTTGTACTGAACTGCATCCAGATAAAAAAACGATTTGTGTTCTTCCATGCTTACATCCCTTTCTTATAAATCAGTTTCGTTTCATCCCACCCGGGATATTTCATTTTTAAGTAGTGTCTGATATACGCCTGCATATGTTTTCTCTTTGCCGTCTGGTCAAAGTCGTTGTGGCACTTATTGCATAACGTCACGATGTTCTGCTCGATTCCAAGCCCGCCCTGCGAGCGTGGGATGAAATGACACCACGGATTGCCGGTGCGAAGGCAGACGATGCAGCGCCCGCCGTCGCGCTCCCAGACGGCCTTTTTGACCTTCTCAGGTATCTTTGTCGCCTTCGTTTCCTTACGCATCCCATTCTCCTTTGAGCCGTTCCAGCTCTTCTGGCGTCAGGTACTCCACGCCTACCTGCTTGCAATCCTCAATGATAAGATCGAGCAGCACGCCCATTTGCTTCTGGTCGAACGTCGAACTTCCATAGTACAAGACGACATTCGTACAGCCCGGAAGCTTTGACTTGAGTGTATCGCTGCACCAGCCAATTCCGTTGTGCTCCCATCCGCTTTGCAGCTTCTCGACGGCTTCCGTTGGCACGCAGACCACTTGGCTGTTCTCCGGGATATCCGGGATATAGTGCCGGTACAGATCGCGCACGCTCATGTTCAGCCTGTCCGCAAGCTTGTTCATAAGTACCCATGCATACGCATTCGCGTCCAAGCTACGCTTTTTCCGGTACTCTTTGAACGTAACGTGGTATTTCTTTTGTGGGTCTAGCGCGGAAGCTGTTCTCTGGGCTTGCCCGGGAAGTTCCGTCCTGAGCTTCAGCCAGCTCCCAGAAGCGTCTACGCTCCAAGCCACTTCAACGACGTTCAGCTCTCTCAACCGGCATAACCCCCTTTCTAAGACACTTCGCAAGATATCGAAGCCGTGGTAGATACTCGCGTTCTATCCATTCCCGATCATACGGTATCGGATGATAGGACAGCCTATCGTCTTCGATATCCCGAAACCAGTTGCTGTAGTCTTCCGGTTCCAGATGGTACGCAACGATACGCAAATTCTTTTTCGCCGCGAACATTTCAACTTGCGCCTGCATCCAGTACGCACGGGACACCTTGAAGGATTCTCCCTTGTGCGTCTTTACCTCTGATATTTCCTGCGCGTCCTCGCCATCCAGATTCACCCGAAGCCGAAGCCGCCGGATCTTGATCTGCCTGTCCATCTTCCGGATGCCGATATGCTCCAGAATCCTGTGCTCGTAAGCACTTCCGGTATCCATTTCTAGCGTCGAAAAGTGGTCGCGGTTCACACCGAGCTTTTGCAGCCAAAAGCTGCGGAATGTCTTTGTGTCCCATCTTCCCATGATCGCCGCCGTATCCGACGCGCCGAACCACCCGCTTCTGTCGTGGTCGTGTATCATAAGCGTTTCAGCGTATTTTCCAGATACTGAATGTTGCCGAACGATGCCATCAGCTGATCGAATTTCTTCTGATTCAGCCCAAGCCCCGAGAGGATATAGCTCATATCCGCCCCGTTTTGCAGTTTCAAAGTGATCAACTGTTCGATTCTCTGCTTGATCGCCATAATGCTGTGCTGGGAAAGGTCATCGTCTGTGCGCTCCGTGTCCTTGTCGTTCAGCCAAAGCTTGAAGCCAAGCCCTGTGTGAATTGCCACGCCCTTCACAAACGCTCTCGCGTGAGCGTTGGAAATCCGAAGCTGATTCAATGTGTCGTCGTAGACAACTAAGGAACCGTTCATCAGCGGCATATCCATGCGGAATGTCTTATCGTCGATGTGGATTTCGACGGAAACGAAATAGCACCCCGTCGTTCTGCCATTCTTGTCATGGACTTCCTTTGACTGGAATAAGTACCCGCCAGTCTCATTTTTCAGCGGCACAAAATAGACCTCATTCGCCCCGTTTTCGTGAAGCAGCATCTTGCATTTCGCCCACGGGAGATACGGAACTTCAATCGGCTTCCCGTTGTCATCCTTCGCCTTCCGCTTGTCGCAGAACGGCAAAACGTCGATCTGTACAAGCTCGTTAAATCCTTTCAGCATACTTTCCTCCTTAAATCTTGCAGACTCGCTTGTCCAAGCCGCACATTTCGGCAATGTAATTCGTGCCATACGTTTCCACCAAATGCTCAATCAGGGCGTTATGTACGTTCCAGTTCTCTCCCGGAGGCACGGCGGCAATATTGCCTTCGTCGGAGACGAAATACTCGTTTCCGTCATAAATCTCTGCACCGTTGATATCCGTGATAAACGGCGCTTGCTGCTTATCCTTCATCATCCACCAGCCTGTATCTGGCATAGCTCGTATCCTCGCCATACCGGTTCTTGCTCGTTTCCATGTCGCGCCGGATGTTGTACCCTTCGCGCTTCAGATCGTAGACACGCGCGCCCAGCCGCATGCAGCCGAGGTCCTGCATCGCCTCGAGCTGCGTAATGCTCCCGAAGTCGCGCATGCACTTCAAAACCCGTTCAGCCTGCTTCATATCTACCTCCAAAGCCGCGTGAAGATCGAACTGAAAACAATCTCGCGATAGAATATCTTCGGCGGCGCGGGTAACGGATCTGCGTGCGTCGCAGCAAGCACCTTCGCCGCTTCTGCCTCAAACTCCACAGAGAACCATCTCTGCCAGTCAAGGCAGCGGCACTTGCCTGTGTCGTGTGTGCATTTCTTGCACGGGTAAATCATCTCACGCCTCCATCAGCACCGCGCCGCCGAAGAAGATCACCGCCGCGCCGCCAAGCGTGAACGCCGCCTTGAACAGCCCGAAGCCCAGCAGAGTCGCCGTGCCGCCCAAAAGGACGCATCCAATCGAGAAGCAGAATGCCTCCGAAGCCTTCAAAAGCTCCGACTTCCGCTTGCGCTGCCGGATAATCTTGCCCCACCGCTCGCCAAGTTCGCGCTCTCTGGCGCGCCGGTGATTCACCTCAAGGATATATTCAACATCAGTCATCATGTACCTCCACGAATTCTCCATTCTCGAGCATGTACCATGTATCCGCTTTAATCGTCTCGCCGTCGACAATCGCAGCTTTGACCGCAATGATGGGATATGTTTCACCGTTCCACTTGCCGCGTTCCACGCAGCAAATCGCGCAGCCTAGTGCGCCCTTCGCTTTACATTCAAACCCAGCGGCGAGTGCTACACCGGCTTTGCCGGTGGCGGATGCTGCGCCCTGATAGCCGGTGGCTGACGCTGCGCCCCGAGTGCCGGTGGCTGACGCTGCGCCCAGATCGCCGGTGGCGGAAGCTGCGCCCCGAGTGCCGGTGGCTGACGCTGCGCCCCGAGTGCCGGTGGCTGACGCTGCGCCCC